AATCTACCGCCTAAGTTTTCTAATACAGTAATATCTTCTCCGTCATTTACTTCTACATCTATAAAACTTTCAGCATCAAAAAAATCAAAATCATTTACATTAGACTTCATAAGTCTATCATTAGCAGTTTGTCTTATATTATTATCATCATAATATTGTACATTGCCTATATAAAGCTTTCTATTGACCACTGTAGACGTTTTACCGCCTGTGTTAGGTCTACCTATGGCTGAGTGTTTTTCGGACAGTAATGGCTCTTCTATGCTTAAATCGCTCATTGCTTGTCCTACGAAATAAGAAGCATTAGCATATCCAGTAGATGGAAATACATAATGATTCTTGGCACTAGATCCAATTCCTGCAATTCCAAATTTAGTAAATCCAGATTCACCATTTAGTCTTACACCTTTTTCATAATTTACTTCAGCTAATAAATAACGCTGTCCTATATCACCTGTAACTTCATTGTTAGTTACTGCATAACTATCTATTAAAGCCCAATACACTTTAAATCCAGTTACTCTATCTTTAGGCGAAGGTCTGCCAACAAAACCTAAATGTAATTGTCTTACTTTGTTTTCTGTTAATGTAGGTTGGTAAATATCTCCTAGATAAGTAGGTCCAGATTCTTGTTTGTTATCATAAATTAATGTACCCCACAATCCATACTTTTTACCAGAAGTACTTTTATAAACTACAATAGTACTTTCTTCATCTTGCGATGCAGATGTTGGCGATCCATTAAAGTATGCTAAACAAGACATTCCCCCAAAATTTGTACTAGATACGCTATTGTGACTATTTAATATGTTTCCTAGTAAGGTAGATGTAAAGTTTACTCTACTATACGCTCCACTATAATAACCTAAACTTAACGTAGCATCGTCTAACATAAATAATTCTGAATTATTACTAGCAGACGGTGAACCTGTTTTACCTTTTTCTATCATTGTATTATCATAAATACCAGCACTACCAATAGTAATAGGTGATAAAAATATATCATTTGCAGATACTTGATCTTTAATTACTTGTAATGTAGTTGCACTTGCAAGATTTCTATCGTATTTAATTCTTTGTATTATCTTAGGAAGACTAAAAGTATTAGCAGTAGTTGATGGAGTATGTGTTCCATATACTCTTATATCGCCATCTAATGCAAACATATCTACTTCACCAGCAAAACTACTATCACCAATTGTAACCGTACCTCCGTGTACAGTGTTTCTAGCAGTGTTAGTACCTAGTTCTATAAATTTAACACCTTTGTTATTTACATCGTGGTATGCTAAATATTCTGTAGCTACCTCAGAAGTATCGTGAATTTTTACATCAGAATTAAAATGCAACAATCCAGAACCATCTTTTATTGTATTACTTGTAGGTAAACTATTAACAGTTCTATCAGCAAGTTCGCCTAATGGTACTAGTTTTCCAAAATATTCATTATCTAGTCCATCTAATACAGCAAACTCGTTAGATAATAAATCCCTACGAGCAGCAGAATCGTTTAGACCTCCACTAAAGTTATTTAAATTTAATATTTTTTTTGCCATGTTGTAATACATCCTGCATAGTTTTCATCTTAACTTTTTTCTTTTTACTCTTCATATTGTATGTTCTTCTAGAAGAGTTGGTAGACGATCCTTGCATAGGACCGCCTGTTGAATTACTTGTTTCCATCAATAACCTCTCCCCAAACACTTGTCTTACCGTCTATTATTTCTACGGTTTCAACTTTAAATTCTCCATTGTCAAACCAATCAACAATAGCAAAAGCATGGCCCCAATTGTGCAGCCTACCCTTTAACCATTTGTTACTTTCGTGTGACATATCTTTTAAACATCCCATAGACCAAGCACCAATATTGCTATTAAGCTTTGTCATTGTATGTCGTTGTATGTCGTGTACGTGTCCATACATTACATTTTCTCCATACGTTTCTAAATGTTTTTTCGCATGATACGTTGTTGCAAATGCACCATGAAAGAATACCAACTTACCTACTTGGATCGGCAAGTTGTATTCTGTGTACTTATATCCTCTTTCTTTGATTTTACAAGCTTTAAAAAAGCTGTAATCATCAAGATAAGGATACTTGTTAGCAAAATTATCCAACCAGAGATCGTGGTTACCTTGTAATAAATACTTTTCTTTACATCCAACTTTTTTAAGTATTTCATCCCACTCGTCTAATCCTTGATTTACTAACCTTATATCTTCATCTACAATAGGTAGTTGAAACTCTAAAGGCGGTAGCTTTTTGTCTTTATATCTCCAAGCTGATACAGACTCCCACTCTCCAACATCCCCTAAATTAACAAACACTTTAGGTTTTATTTTTAGTATTGCTTTTTTAACACACTCAACTGCAGCTCTATCCTCTAATGGATAATGCTGGTCTGGTATTACGATACCACGTTTTTTAAGTTTCAATGAAACCTCCTATTTTTTAGCTAATGCTTTTTTTACTTCACTCCAAAGCTTGTCATCTAATTTATTAGAAGACTTAGCTACTAGCCAATCTCCTAAATGCATTATAACAGCTTTAATGAGCTTTTCTGTACCTAAGCTAGTAAGTACCTTACCTAATATTGGTCCCATTATTTTTCCTTACAGTTTTCATCGCAAGCTTCAAGACCTTTTATATATCCTTGATGCTCTACAATCATTTGTTTTACTTCTGCTAATCTACCGTTAGCCTCTTGTATTTCCTGAACAAGTTGATTATGCTGCTCTACTAATGTTTCCATTTTTATAGTAGCTTCAGTTTTTAAATCTACTGTAGCTTCAGCTTTTAAATCTACTGTTTGTTCTTTTTTACTCATTACGTGCTCTCCTTATTGGTTATAGTAATTATTTTTTCTTGATCTTTTTAATTTTGCCATTATGAGTTCTAGCAAATTTATGCGTTTTAGTTTCTCTTATTAAAGTTCCCTTATAACGCTTACCTCCCCACATCCAACTAACAGTTTTAGCCATTATTTTTTCTTTCCTTTTTTCTTAGACTTTTTCTTTTTCTTTTTAGGCGGTCTGCCTACTTTGCTTCCGTATGTACCTTTACCGTATGGCATATCTACTCCTTTACCATTTTACTTTATTAGCCCAATATGCTGCAGACATTTTGCCTTTAGCTATATTCTTAGCGTGTCTCGCTTTAAAACTTTTGCGTCTAGCTTTAGATTTAGCATCTTTCTTTTTACCTGCTGTGCTAACGCCTTGTTGTCCAAATCTTATAGTTTTGATCTTGCTGCCTTCTTTCGCAACAACAATATGTGACTTTGTTTTATGACCAGGTGTTCTTTTAGGTTTATTATATCCAGAAACACCAGCTCTTTTTAGTCTAGAATCTTTTTTTACAGCCATTATCCTTGTCCTCTACTACGTTTTTTGTAATAATTTTTACTATTTTTATTACCAAATTTAGTATTATTACTCATACCTTGCCTTGTTTTTTTCTTTCCGTTAGATCTTTTAGCATCTGTATTGAATAATTTTCTTTTCATTTAATTTCTTTTTTAATTTTTTCAAACACTTCTTTTTCGTCAAACCTCATGCTAATACCAGGTTCGTAACGCATAACCTCTACGCCTTCTTTAAATATAATAATTGTAGGTACTATTTTAATATTCCATTCTTTTTGAATAACAGCACCTATTGTTTTATTATTTAAGTCTATTTCACCAACATAACAAAGTTCAGCTAACTTTTCTACCTTTACTCTATTTTGGTAATTCCAGCCTGCATTGACTTGTACTACTGCACATTTATGTATATTTAATGCTTGTACTTCTGCAAAGCTATTTAAATTAACTGACTGTGAGTGCAAGGGCGACTGCCATAGCAACAACCCAAGCAACCATGCCATACCATAGTAATAATTCATCTCTATACCTCATTAATCTTTATTCATATTAAGAAGAGTTTCATTAATCATTTTAGTATCTTCTTTAACAGAATCTACTTTCTCTTCAAGTTTTTCTACTTTTTCTTCAGTATTCATAATAGAATCACGAATCATTTGGTCTTTTAAATCGTATTCCATACGTGATACTTCTGGTTCTGGTAGTTCTTTTGCAAGTTCTATTTCTGCTTGCAGAGAATACCACATACCAATTATCATAGCTACAGTAACTAAAATGCTTACAGCTGTTTCTATAGATAATGTAAATTTACTATCTTTACTTACTTCCACTTCATCCCCCTATTTCTGAGTGTACTAATACGCCACCTGCGTAAAAGTTGTTATTCTTTGTCAATATTGTATAAGTTTCTGTTTCATCTGGACTTAATAAGTATATATCTACTTTTCTTACTTTGTCCATAAATCTTATTTCGTCACCTTTCTTTATTTCTTGAGCATTTAATCCATACAATTCTTTTGCTTTAACAGGATCTAAACAAACCATAGTTCCATCTGATTTGTATATAGGGTGGTCTTTAGTAATAGACAGGCCCCTATTTAAGGTAGATGTGCTACCATGTGTATATGTTATATCTTCCATATCTTCAAAATAATATGTAATCAAATCGCTGTGTGTAGGTTTTTCTATTTTCAATATTTCAACTTCTTCTATTGAATCAGTTTCAAAATTATAAGACATAACCATATCACCAACTTCTAATTCATCAATGTGCTTATAGTAGTCTTTGCAATTAACTGGTACTGCTTCATGCACACAAAACCCACCAAAATTTGTAACACTTGTTTGTAAGGTCATTGTAGTGTTAGAAGTATTGTTATTTGTAAATGTTATATCCCTCATAACACTTTCTGTAATACTAGAATGCGGTAAAAAACAAAATCTGGCATGACATGTTACACTGCCACTAAAAGTTATACTTCCGTGTTGATTGCCGTTAAGTGTTTTCATTTTACTATCAAATACAGTATTGCTACTATTTGTACCAGGATCGCTTGTACCTAATGCTACCCTAGGACTACCTTTAGCAACACCAGATGTTACAGAGTTTGTAACGCTCATAGCACCACTAGCATCAGTTAAAGCATTAGTAGTAGCAGCGTGATTAGCAATATTGCCACCTGGACTTAATCCTATAAACCTAATTGTAGTATCACTCCAAGTACCAAATGAAGCATTTGCCGCTGCTGCGTTATGGTTATAACTATAAAATTCAGTCATAGCATGAGGAGCAGAACCATCTGGTCTATCACTACTTGCGTTTACAGTATTAATAGTTGCTACAGTTCCATCAGATAGATCTTCTAATGAAGTATTGGCGGTAGTAGAAGTTCTACCAAACTCAGTATTTATATCGCTGATACTTATTTGTCCAGATGCTTGTAAAGTCATTATTTACCAACTTTTCTCATTGCAATATTATGAGATTGGCCAAAAGTTTTACCTTCTCTCATTGAGTTTGCCATACTTCTTAAATGTGCTTTAGTGTGATGAACTTTATGTCTGCTCATAGTTTTCTTTTGCCTTGCAGTCAAACCTTTCATATTTATACCTTTTAAATTTTTAGCCATTTTTTAACTCCATTACTTCTGTTTTAAGTTCTTTGATTGCTTCAATTAATAATGGTACAATCTTGTCATACTTCACAGCTTTGTATCCATTATCTCTTGTTTGAACTACTTCTGGTAATACCTCTTCAATCTCTTGTGCTATAACACCAACATCGTGTCCTTGATATGTTTCTTGTTTATCGTTCCAATCAAATTCATAGCCAGATAGTTTAGAAACTTTATCTAAAGAATTTTCAATAGGTTTTAAGTTATCTTTTAATCTTTTATCTGATGAAGCAAAAGCTATAACATCTCCACCAGCTTGTAAGTCTGCGTGAGTTTTTACTAAAGCATTTTCACTTGCATCAATAATAATAGCATCTTTATTAGTACCACCGTCATTTACTCTTATACGAATATCTCTATTACTAATAGTAGAGTGTATAAAATTAATATTAGATGTATGAACTATTTGTAAATCATCAGAATCTCCAAGTTTAATTCTATCGTCATCTCCCATATCAAGATGAGCATTTAAATTAATATCACTACTAAATGTTTTAGTACCACTAAATGTTTGAGAGCCAGATAAGTGTGCAGTATCTGAGTCTAAGTATGCACTTGCAATAACATTCCCATTCCAAGTACCAGTAGTTATAGCTCCACTTGAATTAACTAAAAATCTTGTAGCTCCACTACTATAATCTCTAAATTTAAAATTAGAAGCAGTTAATACTATTGTACTGCCCTCAGTACCAATTTGCTCGTGTCCACTACTACCATATAATTTTATTTTATCGTAAGCGTGAGCTGCTGCAAACACAACAGAGCCAGAAGTGTGTGCTACTGCTAAGTCAGTTCCGTCAAAAGTAAGATTTCCCTCTCCATTAAGACTAAAAGCATCATTAGATGTCATAACTCTATTATTAGAGCCATTAGCCATAATAGGTATTTGATTTCCTTTATATGTAAATACATTATTTCTACACTCTAACAATTCAGTCCAAGAAATAGTGCTACCAGCAGTACCACCACTAACACTTGTATAAACTACTAATCCGTCATACAAATCACATCTTGTAGCTATATCATTAAATGCGTAAGTATGTGTATTTGATGTTGTAGTAAATTGTATATTGTATCCAAATTGTCCATAATTACCACCAGAATATCCAATAGACATACTTCTTGGATTACCGTGATAACCTCTACCATTATCCCACCTTACTGTTTTGTCTGTGCCAGTCCAAGTTGTGCCGTCTAAATTATCTGCATCTAAACCACTACCAGAGCCGTCTACTGTTTTAATAGCAGTTAGTATTTGTGCTGCTGTTTGGTCTGCAGTAGCTCCACTTTCTATGCCGTCTAATTTACTTCCGTCAGAAGCAACATCTCTACCGTCTACTGTTCCAGTTACTGCTATATTACC